CTCCCGGGCCAACAAGCGCCACTTCTCGATGTCAAACGCCTGGCGGCCTGACTTGACGAGCCTGTTCAGCCATACCCGCTCCAGGTACTGCTTGTCCGACGTCGGGTCGCGCCACAGGTCGACAATGGCGTCGATGTCCCGCCACGCGGCAGCTGCGCCCGACGCCTCGATGACGGCCGCCCGGAAACCCTCTTCGGTCTCCAGGTCGTGGCCGTCGCCGGCGAACCGCCAGAAGAAGAACAGCTTGGCGTCNTTGACTCGCCCGTCGACNACAGCCCTGGCATACTCAATGGCGTCCTCTGCCACCGACCCNGCGCCTGGCTCTGGTGCCGTGGTGATTTCGAGAATCCACGCGTCGGCCGCCCGCCGCTTGGGCAGATTGGCCATCATCGTGGTATGCGCCTGGCGGAGCCTCGGTGATGTCCACCAGTGCGTTTCGTCACAGACCTGGAAGGTGGTCCGGGCACCGTCCCGGGCGCTCGGGGCCGAGGCCAGCGACACCGCCTTGCCGTCGCCACGACGGCGCATGATGCGTTCCAGGCCGATGTCGAAGTCATCCCGAAGCGGAGACTCCTCCAAGATCGCCTTCAGCGCTCCATAAGCCAGCTCGTCGCTCTGTTCCTCGGTGTAGGCGACCAGCGGGATGTATGGGTCTGTCACCGGACCGCCGATTGGCTCCCCGTCGCGCGTCCATCCAACCGTCCGCACCGGTGCCTCTGGATGCAGCTCGCAGGCGGCAATCCAGGCCGCCAGTTCGGTCTTGCCCACCCCTTTTGGCAGGCACAAAACAACCCGCTTGAACCGGCGCCGGCCGGCCAGCGGGTGGCCCTTCGGGTACACCTCGTACATCCGGTAGATGAGCGCCCGCTTTTCGTCGTCCAACCGCACCGGCTGACCACGCAGGTCGCCCGGGCCATGAACCAGGTAGCGCTCAATGAAGTCGCACACCTGCGGCCCAAGCGTCGGCCAATACTGATCGCCGTCGTCAGGGACCATCAGGACGGCCATCACTTCACCACCCGCAGGATGGCCCGCGGATCACCAGCCGGCGGCTGTTGCTGCGCCTCCTCCGCGGGGCGGTGCGGCCGCTTTCGCTCGGCTTCCTCGCCCTTGGCAATCTCCCAGTGCAATCGCGCCCGGTCCACCGGAGACAGACCGAAGCGAGCTTCTTGAAGCCGAATCTCCTGCAACAGCTCCTTGCGGAGCTTCGGGTTGTCGGCCTTGTGGTAATCGTCTACGAGCACCGCCAGCCTGGCCAGCCCGTCAACGTCCGTTGGCAGGTACTCGCTGGCCATGGGCGACTGCCACACCCGACGCCACCATGCCCTGGTCAGCTTGTGCCACGTCCGCCCGTCTGGATTGGGCAATGTTGGCACCTTCCTCCGCTCGCCCTCCGGGGGTATCTCCAGGGTCGCTGCCGTCGCTTTTCGGTTGCGCCTCTGCCGCAGATGCGCCGGCTTCGGCGCGGGTCCTCTGCCGGCCATCGCGAACACCTCCAGACTCGTACACGGAAAAAACGAGGCCCGCCGCCGGTCCCAGGCCTCGCCCTGCCAGAGATTTTGACCCCCTACCCCCNCGGGGTATTCTGGGCCGCCCGCCGCTCGGCCACCTGCCGGGCCGTCCGGCGGTTGTGGTGCAGGCGGCACAGGCTCACGAGCTCGTAGTTCGGGTCGTTCCGGTCCGGCTCGTGGTGAACCTCCGTCGCAGGCGTCACTCGCCCTTCGGCCAGNCANTCCCGGCACAGCGGCTCNCGGGCCAGGTGCATCGCCCGCTCGCGTCGCCACCGGGCACCATAGCCGCGCTGATGTGCGGTGCCGCGCTCGGCGTCGTACTGCTTTGCGTTAGTCCGCTCGTTCTGGCGGTGCCGGTCACAATANCGCACTGGCGGCCGCACCAGCTCCGGGCACCCAGGGGCGCCACATGGTCGCATTGGTCGCATCGTCATCACGTCCCGCCCCGCGAACCGGCCGCCGGGCGCGGCGGCGCACATCGGCCTTTAGGATGGTCAGGGTGCTTAGGACTCCTTGAGCCAATAAAGCATAACTTTTCCCTTTGCAACCTATTCAAGCAGGTTTTTCTACGTTCTTCACGAACGATGCATCGAACTTCGGGGGAAGGGGGTGAAACCAATGAGAAGGTACCGGCGCCGCAGGGGCAGCGATACCTGGCACTTCTGCACTAACTGCTCCAAGTGGCCCACCTCCGACTACGAGGAGCAGTATACTCGACCGACCAGCGGTGAATTGTGCAACGAGTGCAAGCAAAAGGAAGCTGCCGGAAACTGCCGGTGATCAAGCATTCGCGTATTCCGCCCGGTCTACGGCTACCACGGGCTGGAACTCAAACGTGGCTTGATCGCCGGCAAAGCACAGCAACCGTAGGGCGTGCGCATAGGGCACGCCCTTACGGTATGCGAAGTCATCGAAGCACGAAAGACAGACAACCCTATTCTGGAGTTCCTCGGGAACGACCACTTGCCAGATCTCGTCAGGGACATCGAAGTTGAATTTATCAGCGTGCCCACAGACTTTGCACGTTTGGGCCTGCGGTTTTCGACATGCCGGTGCGACGACCATAGCTCTCCCCCTCTCCCCCGATTACTATGGGCAAAGCACGAAGAAAGGACGCGTCTTGACTTCTCCGGAATGTCGGCTTCCGCCCGAACCCTCCTCGTGGTAGGGTAGAAGAAGGCCTACTGCCACGCACAACCCTAGCTCAAGGCCTCGAAGCAGCGGTCACATCGGTCCGACCCCGCGAACCGGCCGCCGCGGCAGGGTGGCGGACCGCGACGGCCATGCGGGGCAGCAGGAGGTGGGTACGGGCGCGCAAAGGGCGGCCCCGAAGGACCGCCCCGCCGGCAATCTCATGTGCGCCCGTCCGGCAAAATTGAACCCGCCGCCCCGAGCAGCACCGTTACGCCGGGGCAGCGGGCAAAGATGTCAACAGGGCGGGTTTCGCCCTGCCGTCCGGGATACCCCGAACCCTAAGAGCAGAAGTTGCCTTTCGGCAACCCCGCGCCGCACCGCCGAAGCGGTACGGGGAATCTCGTTTTGGGTGTACGGCTTCGCCGCTATTATACACCCTGAGGTCAAGGGTCGTCAATAGGTCATGCGATCGTCCACTTCGGCGCAGGTCTACTCACATACTTCCTCTTCCTGCGCCTTCTGCCCTTGCTCCCGCCGCCGCGCTTGTCCTGCCTTCCCAGAGGGGCAAGATGTCCCCACGGATACAGTGCGCCGTCGTTTGGATCGGGCTGCTCGTCCTCGTCCTCCATTCGCTCGCGGTGCAGCTCATCGAACGTCTGGCGCACGTCGTCGGCGTCGTAGTCGATGAGTTGCGTGACAAACTGGCATACCGGGCATCTAATCCAGCCAGGGTGCCCCTCAATCGGCTGCATGACCGCGTCATCCTTGAAACAGCGCACCTCATTTCGCATGGACATTCTCATTATTTATCACCCCGCACACCGAGGAGGAATGTCATGCGCTCTCCTCCTCCACCTCTACCCGCTCCGGCTCGCCTGTCATCTCCGCAAATCTCCTCCACCGCCCGCACCACATCGCGCGCGTCCATCTCATCCAGCCGCCCCACGATCCGTCGGTATCGCGCCTCGTCGATCACTCCGGCGTCTCGCATGTCGGCGGCGAGACATAGCAGATACATGCGCCACCTGTCGATGCGTCGTGCCATCGTCCCACCTCCCGCATCATGCTCACCACATCACTGGCATGACGGTGCCGCACGCCTCACAGCGCACACCCAAGCCCGTCTTGCCGCTCTCTTTGTCGGCGATCCGCGCCTTGCGCCACGGGGCGCCGCAGGAGCAATTGGAGCCGACGAGTTCCTCGATGATGAGAGCGAGCAGACCAGCCCACGACGAGGCAGTTTCGCTTCCCGTTTCCCGATACACCGTATCTGCGATCCGTTTCGTATGCTCGCCCATCGCCATCACCTCCCGCATATCTCCCGNCCCGCATGGGCACGCTCACGATGCGGGCCCTGCGCGCTCAGCCCCGTTAAACGCCGCACATCCCCTCGCACTCCATCTCGAACAGGTCGAGCTGTCCATAGTCCCTGTCGGTGGACAGGTCCACCTGATCCAGCGGCACCAGCGACCGATGCAGATATGCCTCATTCAGCACCCCGCGCAGGCCCGTCCGAATCTGACGGTCGAAGTCCACCGCATCGGCCCACTCCTCGGGCCGGTTGTCCCGCATATCCCGCCAGTAGCGGTCATCATGGAACGGACACCCGATGCAGGCGCTTTTCATCGGTACGGGATAGCCGTTGCGCTGAAGCCACAGCATGCAGTCCCAACGGCTCATGCGCTTCTCGATGAGCGGATACCTATTGATCGCCCACGGGTCCCGCGGGGCCCGCATGCGGATGGCCTCGTCAATGGTGATGCCAAACCACTGCTCGACCGTCTTCTTGATGCGCTCGCGAGGCTTAACACCGAGGAGTTCCCGGATCTTCCGGTTAATCGGTTCGATCTTGTACTCCCGCGTGCACTGGCGGCGCAGCATGCCGCTCTTGCCGTCTANGTTCCGAACGTGGAACGGCAGNGCCGCAAACCGCTTGCCGTTCTTACTCTCCAGGCACGCCTGCCGGATATTTCCCTTGGTCACGCGGTAGATGGGAATGATGTGCCCTACCTCCCGCTCCAGCCAGTCCAGGTGCTCGTAGACGGCTTTCGGCTCCCATTGGGTGTCGGCGAAGATGGCGCAGTCGGGCATGACGTCGAACTCACCCCGGGCCGCCATGAGGATTAGCGTCGTGGATTGCACGCCTGCGCCCAGACTGATTACTCGAAAGTCGATGTGTCTCTCCGTCATACCCATCACCTCCCGCATATCTGCCNGCGTATCGGGNCATCNTANACNTGCGCCCTGTGCGCCTGTGGCGGCGGGGTTGATAAGGCAGGTNCCCGCCAGTCTGCCGTTTGCTCAAACCATGTGCCCCCGGTTGGGCCACACCTCATACATGCCGCTTGGACCTGACCCGATATAGTGAAGACCTTGAATTTCCCGACGGTTGGCATAGCGGTCGTATTGGCCTTCGATGACTGTTCCTTGGCCGTCGCACACTCTGCACGGGCCAAGGTCGATAATCTCTCCGCGACAACTGCATCCACTCATCCCATTGCAGCACTCCGTTTCAAACCTTCCGGAGCCGCCGCAACCTGGGCAAATGATCTCCTTTGCCGAATCGTGTGCCATCGCCACCCTCCATCCTTATAGGTCGAGCGTCCGGGTTGGATTTGCGCTGTTAGCNCACCGGACTGGTACGAGGATTGGTACGGGCATCCCGTCAGCCCGTTTGTCTCACTTNTCTGCCATCGTCGCCCTCCCGCCTNTGCTCCTGCTCCTCTATCCACGCGANCAGATCCCTTGCGTCACACCCCGGCGCAAGTCTCCCCGTCGCCTGAAAATGCGCCCGGATGTACTCACTGTACACCCTCGCCCTGTCACCTTGCGCTCGCTCGATGGCGAGCCTTGCGAGTGACGGGATCACTCGTTCCGGCCTTGGTTTTGCCATCGTCCCACCTCCCGCATATCTCCCGTCCCGCATGGGCACGCTCAAGATGCGGGCCCTGCGCTGGTCAAGCCTTTGGTCTCCAACTTTCTGATCAAGCAATCGAACCAATAGCCCCGGCCATTACTCTTTCGAAGGGAGCGAGAAGATGATGTGGTGGACACCATACTTATCGGCGAAAAGGGAGTGGTCATCTGGCATGACCCCGGCATCGCGCAAAACCTGCATCACCTTGTCCCGCAATTCTATCACCCGTTCCTCTGTGGGCATCCGGAATCGGATGCAGAAATGATGGATGTTGCGGTCGAACCAGTGCTTGATTTCGTACCCGTAGTAGTAACCCTTTCGCCAGTTTTCCCTGGGAATACGGGCCTTCCGCAATACGGCGTGGATCTTGTTCGGGTGCATCATCCATCCCCCTAGACGGTCCGGAGACCGATCATCGTCTTTCCCTGACCGCCGAGCTCGACGGGCATATATTTCCGCAACTCGTCCACGGCATCGCGGACGGTGTCCCAGATCCCGGCGTACCCGACAAGAATCCCGGTCTCGGATTCCCTGATTTCGTTCAGCCACTGATGCTTACCGATCTGCTTGATCTGGGCAAAATACTTGGGGTCAGCCAGCTTAACCCGATAGCATCCGGGATACCACTGTTCCGCAACCCCGTACAGCTTCTTCATCGTTGACCGCCTCCTTGTCCCTGTTCTACCTTTATTATATTCAGGGACAAGAAGGCGGTCAATTCCCTATCACGAAAAANTTTTGGGCCGGGACTTGATCCCGGCCCGTCGTCACTTCCGGTACAGGAGGCGGCAGTTATACATGGTCCTAGGTCTCTCAAGGGAAAATGGGCCTGGTCCCTGAAAATCGCCACTTCATGTCTTCGGGAAACACCTCGTATTCGAGTGGGGCTCGGCTTTCCTGGACTAAATTCTCGAACCTGTCTAGACTAGCCTGGTCCCTGAAAATCGCCACAATGCTACCGATCCGTTTGTTATGATTCAGGTATTCGGTCCAGATCCACCCGCCTGCCATGTTCACCAGATCTCGATGGAGGAACAGGGTCTGGTCATTTCCTTTGATGACAACACAAAAGGACTGCTGTTCGAACATGGCTTTGGTCTCCTTTGCGGAATTGTCGGGGCCGGGGTGAACCCGGCCCCCGTTCGTGTCGTTAGACCAGCTTGGCGATCTGCGTCAGTCTCTCCAACAGCCGGACCTTGGTTTTTCACGAAAAATTTTTGGTCCGGGGTGAAATCCCCCGGCCCGGGGACCGATCATACATACACCAGATCGTTGTTTTCGTCGTCATCCAGGTCTAGCTCGTTGTCCTCCGAATCCGGCATGACGATGCCTGAAGGGCTTCCCGGTGCATGGAAACCTTCCAGAAGATCCCCACCGCTTACCACGTCATGAATTACCAAGAATGGGTCGGGGAACGGAGGAAAGTCCTGTTCGATTATCGCCAGGAGCGGGGCGAGATCCCCGAGCCATATCAACGGCAGGTTTTCATTCAATTTCCGACGCATAGAGATGTGGATCCGAGCGACGGTGCGAACGATCCCCATATCAGCATCCGGGCAAAACTGGAGGAGGTAATCGATCGCGCCGCTCATCCCTACCCGCTTTACCACCCGCCACGGATGGCGACGGGTACGATGAAGCTGATCCGCTTCCTTGCGCCAGTCCTCGCCTAGGACAGAATCGAGGACCTGGCCCAGCAGATGAACGGGCAGGCTCTCCCCCGCAACCCGGACCATACGGACGTGTTGACCATCTCTCCGGACGGCAACACGACCGCGAGAGACGACGTCTTCATCCTGCTTTTGCCAAACGACGTGAGCAACTCGTACCACTTCCAATCTCTCCTTCCGTTCATGGATTCTACCGTCCTCCATTATATCCCTGAATTATTGTGTGTCAAGAGACTATCCCGAAAAAATTTAGCTGGCTTTCCCTTCAATGACTCGTGTCACGGAAATTCCATCCCGCTGGGAAACGTGGAACACCCGATCGGCGGTGGCAATGATATCCTCCCTCGGAACCCGTTCGTCACTGACCATGATGATCTGAATTCCCAGGTCCCGACTCATGGCCCGAAGAATTTCCAGCGCTCGAAGATTCGGGACCTCGCCTTTTAGCTGACTAAACGGTTCGTCCAGGAGCAGAACGGGCCGAAGACGCTCGTCTCGTCTCATTCGCAGGTAAGCCATGCGGAGGGCGAGACTGGCGACGTCGATCACGCCGCCACCAGAGTACCCGATGGGTGGAAACTCCATACCACGACGAGAAAACAGGATTTCAACCTCGGTCTGGCCGCGTTTCTCCAGAAAATTGATCTTCAGGCGATAGGGATCATCAAAAACGGCATCTAGGGCCAAGGAGACCTGCTCGGATAGGTGGTATTCCAGTTGTTTCTGGGTCAGGAGTCCGACCTGTTTTACGATCTCCAAGGCCTCCTCCAGTTGCCGGAGCCGCTTCCGTTCTCGCTCGAGTTCCGATTCTCTGGCTTCCAGGTCCCTCCGAACCTTGTCCCGCTCACCCTTTAATCGCTCGGCCCGACGCCGGAGCCAGGAAAGCCGATCCGAAAAACTAATCATCGCCAACACTCTCCATGATCCGTTCGATCTCCCGGACCTTTTTCTCGAGCTCGGCTTCCATGACGTCGATGTCTCGCTCCAGGATGGCGATCTTCTTGTCCGCGTCGGAGAGAGAGGAAATTCCGAAATCTTCCTTTAGCTGTTTCATTAGGGTTTTCAGTTCGCCCTGGAGCTCGGCCCGGGCGGCCTTCTCCCGTTCGATCTGTGCTTTAAGATCTGCTAGCCTCTTAACGATGTCCTGCTTCATTGCCCATTCCCTCCTCCAAATGCTCCCAAATCAAGTCCCTGATCGTTTTGGGCGTGTTATTTTTCTCGAAAAACGCTTCCAAGTTCTGCCGGAACGAGAGACCTACCGCGAAATCGGTCTGCATCCGTTCAATGTAGGCCTCAACCCGGCGCTCCCGTTCCTCTCGGCGTTCCAGATGCTCCCGGCTTATAACGCCTTCCTCGATTGGTACGTAAACCGGGACGACAGAATTGTCCTCGGCGTAATAGAGATAGCACCGGGGACGGTGGTCCACCTGCGCCGCAGTGATTCGCATGAGCGATCCCGGATTGACCAGGAGAGTATCGCCGACTCTCTCTACGAATGGCATATGATTATCTCCGGTCAGGATCAAATCGTAATGGTCACCATATTTTTCAATGACTTTCCTAGGTGTTAGCCCGCCCGCTGTTTCGGCAAAGGAAGCATAAGATTGTGGGAATACCAACTCATGCAAAATCAGCACCTGTCGCCCGGCGATCTCAAATTTCAATGGGTTAGCGGCGTAAACTCGGATATGGCCGACATTGTAGAGGGTATCAATCACCCCCAGAACATACAAGGCCGCTCGCTGGAAATGCTCTAGGGACCGCATCGGTAGGTCGTGGTTGCCGGGGATCGTGATCATCGGATGTGGCAAATGTTGGAGTGCCCACTGAAGAAGCCAGGGAGACGCTTTCCACCGATCAAACACATCCCCCGCACAGATGATCGGGCATCCGTGAATCTGAACCAAACCCTGAATAAATTCAAATTTCCGGGCCATCGCGGCATGGTAGTCATCGGTTCGGGCNACTGGTGGNGTCTCGGTCAGATGCAGGTCAGCGATCAGGATGGCGTCCGCCCGGCGATCGTCCCGAACTGGTCGGCGACGTCGCATCATGTTGGCATCCTCCCTCCGCACAATGGGCAGGTTTCTGGGGCAATTTCGTGATAACGTTTTTCGAGCTCCTCGATCTTCCGCTCNACGACCATGATTTCATGATCAACGTCATGGATCCGATCCAGGAGCCGAATCAGCCGCCTGCGTTCGTCCTTTGTTCGTTCGAGGTCAGAGTTGATCCTGGTTGCCGCGTCGATCAGGGACAAAACACGTTCAATCTCGTCATCGGTGAGTAGATTCGCCATCTCGTCCTTCACATCCCGGATCTTGCCGACCAGGGAGCGGAGCTTTTTCAGATAGTCCTTACGCTCATTCAGGGACTCTACCAGGGACGACGCTTCTTCCACCATCTCGGAGACAGGACCGAGATCGGGTCGATCCGCGAGCCGCTCCTCGATCTCGATCGCCCGCCCGTATAGGTCCCGTAAAATGAGCAGATCATTGTAAGCATCCTGGTACTTTCGCTCCAATTTTTCCGCTTGCTCTAACAGCGCTTCTACTTGGTCGAGGTCACGGTATTGGATGAGTTGGTTTTTACATTCAGTGATGGATAATTCAAGCTGTTCGACCCGTTTTTCAGACGCTGTATAGGACCGCCGCAAATTAGCTATGACTCGGTCGATGTCGTCCAGAGACGCCGCCCGGTTCAGGAGCCGGGCCGCTTCGCCCGGGGAAGCGGACAAAAGAAATGGTGGTTCCCCCTGGGATTGGACACTCTCCGGGGCGATACGGAGGATCGTCAGAACGTCGTCCGGGACTCCCGCTCCGAACGCTTTCAGCTTCTCGCCGTCCAAAATGTAAGCGTTCAGATCATCCCCTTTGATTCGTTCTACGGTATGTCCATCCGTGGTGATAATGGTGACGCGAGTCTCACCGCCCCACTCCGATCGAAAACCGTCGCCAAGGGGTCGGTTTGTCAGCACCCAATTGATAGCCCGGAAAATAGCAGATTTCCCGGAGTCTGACGGACCGATGATCACGTTGACTCCTGGTACGAAATCCAAAACGGAGTCCTTATGGGACTGGAAATTTTTGATTCGGACCTGCTTGATCATTAAAGGTCCTCCCTCAACAGTTTACGCAAGCGATTGATCGCCGCGCCGGCCCGTCGAATGCTCAAAGCCAGTTCTGAAAGCCTGCTATTCAGTGACTTGATCATCCGTCAGGTGGTCTAGGGGATGCCCTAACTCGGCGAAGTGCCGACGGATTTGGGCGATGGCTCGACGACGCTTCATCATGTTTTGCCATAGCCTCATTATTTCCTCCCTCTTTGCCATTTCTAACATTGGGCCAACCCACCCTCCGTAGTAGGTCAAAAAATCGCTCGGCGTCCATAATGACCACCGGGCGCTTCCGGCTTTTCTTTACAAACAGAAGCCAGTCAGTGCCTGGTTGTTGATTCGCTTGCGCTTGCTGAATCCATTCAGGGATTTTCCAGGTTTCTTGTGCTTTGCACTCGATCGAGAATGGGAACAGCTCCCGGGCCAGACCGATTAGCCGGACATCGGTCCCGGACTGCCCGGACTCCCTGGAAGCGATGAGCTCATCCGGCCCCCAGGGAATCCCCAACAGTTCCGAAATCTGGATACAGACCCATTGTTGGAGGGCGCGGCCCTTGGCCTTAGCCGACGCTGGACGNATCGGCATGGCGTCTCGTGCCCTCCTTAGACCCTCGGTTTCCGTGAGTCCGAGAATTTTTCCTCGATCTCATGCCAGAGATCGATCACTTCCTCTTTCAGTTCCTTTTCCAAACCCTCGTCCTCCACAGTCCTGATGGCCGCGCTGATGTTTTTGCCCAGGCTCCTACCACCCAGTTCATAGGTCCCATAGATGGATTTCAGGAACTCCAGATTACCGCGGATGTCGTCAATCCCGTAATCGTAGAGAATGTAAACTTCGGCCCGGCGGTACGGCTTCCAGACCGAGCTCTTGAAAACCTCGATTTCGGTTTTGACACCGATGACCCGTTCCTGTTCCCGGCCCCTAACGCTTCTCTTGACCTTAATTTTTTCGGGAGGCATGCACCGGAGCCGAAGGGAAGCATAAAATCCGATGGCTTCGCCGCCCGGGCTCTTGTACCGCTGACCGTAGGGTCCAGCATCCAGGTTTTGTCGCACCTGATTACTGGCAACCATGAGCAAACCGCGCTGGGTAATGACCCGGCAGGTTTTCCGAAGCTCCTCCGAAAATTCCTTGGCTCGACGCATCCCCATTTTGTCGCCATCGTCCATCTCCATCTCGGTAGATAGAGCGGCGAGGGAGTCAGCGATCACGGCATGAGGACCCGGCCCGTCTGGTTGCCATTCCCGGACGGACGAAAAAACCTGGGCGATAGTGTCCGAGATCGTGTACTGAATTTCATCAGTGTTCAGGCCGAACAACCGGGCAAACTGTCGATTAAGCCGCGCCTCTGGGTCGTGGAACAAGACCGATCCTCCGGCGCGCTGAACGTTTGCGGCGATCTGGCACAGCAGGACCGTTTTCCCGGCAGAAGGGGGTCCGAAAATCTCCACGAAAATTCCCGCCGGGATTCCTCCCTCCCGAAACCGACCGCCACTAATGGCGAGGTCCAGAAGGGTCGATCCAGTGGAAATAATTTTTGTGGGATCTCCATCGTAGACATCGCCGGGATCTTTCGAGGAGGAGTTTTTAACCTTCTCCTCGACCTGCTCACTCAATCGCTTCGTGCGCTTCATTCTTCAATCTCTCCTTCTGCGCTGGACACGGAACGAGGCAAAACAGGCTTCCCAGACAGAACATCCGTCACAGTCCTTGAATTTATCACAGTCTATTCCGAAATCATGCCCATGAGGGCATTGGCTCGGGGGCGGGACGCCCTCCGAATGCGCCCCGCCCCCATGCTCAAAAGGGACGTCATCATCCTCTGCCTCTTCCGCGAACCAATCATCCTCTGCCTCTTTCCGCTTACCCGCGAATCCAGGACGATTTTGACGCCTTCTCGGTTGTTCTTCCTCCTCGTCGTCATCCTCTTCGTCTTCATCGACCTCGTCCCGAGGACGCCGTGTCCGGCGAGGCGGACGATCGTCCTCTTCGTCCTCTTCGTCGTCATTGGACTTAGCATCGTCTTCGTCTTCCTCGTCGTCTTCATCCTTGGAACGGCGACGGCGAGGTTGACGATCATCATCGTCGTCATCATCGTTATCGTCGTCATCGTCCCAAGCTGATCGGCGCCGTGGACGATCGTCTTCTTCGTCTTCTTCGTCTTCTTCCTCGTTCTCATCATCGTCGTCCCGAGAGCGGCGACGGGTTGGACGATCGTCCTCGTCGTCCTCGTCCCAATTTCGACGGTGACGCGGGCGGTCGTCCTCTTCGACAGCATCGGTGTTGTCTCCGTAAAATATCGCCTCGATCGCTTTGGGAGACAGAACAACCAGAACGTCGTCCAAGCACGGAATCTGGTCTAGAATAGACTCATCGTAGGGCTCCCGCCGCGGCTTGAAATCGATCCGGCTCGTGTCGAAATACTTGTTTTTGCCGAGTTGTTCCTCGGAGAACCGGATCGTCAAGGTGTAGCCCTCTTCCAGGTCCGGGAACGTTTCGTAGTCCTCGTTCTCCGCGATCTCCTCGTTCAGCTTCTGTTGGAACAATGCCTGCGAGATGTCCCAGATGTGCGGAACTTCATCGTACTTTTTGTGACCTTTCGGGATCACCACGTAAAGATTCCGCATCGCGGGCTTCAACGCCTTAACAGCGTCGTCATCGTATCCAGACCCCTGCTCGATGAGCTCCCGGCGATGAGCACAGATCGGACAGTTTCGGCCCGGGCAAACAATGCTNTCCTTGTTCGGTCCGATGTTACGATGGAGCATGTAAGGTCGCTTATACCAGAGTGTTCCTGGCGTGGCGATCTCGTACTCATCGTCCCGGTCTGGGTGATTCGGGTCTTTGACTACGTAGGGCAGGATATCGAGCGAAACCCGGCCCGCCTCCTCGATCTTGAACAGCGGTACGCCTTTGGGCAAATTCAACCACCCGTACTGGGACCCAGATTGCTGTTTCTGGCTGTTACGGGCGATCTTGCCCTTGAACATGCCTTTCTTCCGCTTTTTCGCCATATTTTCTCTGCCTCCTAATCGTCCGCCGGGATGTCCAGCGGATCATAATGTACAGGGCGAATGTTCGCCCGATGACGTATGCCGCCGCGAGGATTGCAACATATACGGGTAGAGCGAGAATCAGCCACCATTCATTCAGCGCCATCACCACCATCACCATCATCACCCGACGCTCCGCGCCGCCTCCTGATCCTGACTCTCCGGTCTGACTGTCTCTGTGCCTGTCGTTCTAACGCCTCCTTCGTCAGATCCCGCGGTGTCTTGGGACCTGCAAAATATGAAACCGACAAGAGCTTGACGAGGTTTTCCAAGGCCGTTTTACGCTGGTCGATGGCCCGGACCGCCGCCTGGGATACCTCGTACTCGTATTTCGCATCGTTGTACGCCCGGGCCGCCTCCTGGTACTCGGGCTGAAGGATAATCGTCGCCTGGATCGCCGATTCAGTGAGCTTTGTAATCCCAAACTTTTCGGGATCGTTCCGGATTTCGGCGTCCAGCTTGGCCCGGACAAAATCGAGTCTCTCCTTGGCATCGTCCATCACCCGTCGGCACTCCGCGGAGTACCGGGAGTACCGAAACATTAGGTGTGGCTGTTCAAGCCATTCGACGTCTAAAGCGGTCTCATCAATCCGAACGTCTCGTGTATAGTCCAGGTGCTCTGACGTCATTCAGGGACCCTCCCTAAATATCCCGCTCGGCGGGAATTTCCGAACCGCCCCGGGCAATGTCTACCGCGGCCGCGACAAGACCATATCCGGCGATGTCAAGCCAGGGATTCTCTCCAAAAGCATCCTTCCGATTGGCGATCCGTCCCAGTTTGTCGATGACCCGGGCGATCAANANCATGTCATTGTACTGTTCCGGGCGGACGCCGTCCGGATAGAGGACCTTAAGGATTTCCCCGGCATAAACCGCGGTTTGACCGTAGCTTTCGTTTTTCTGTGCCGTCAGTTCGCCGATCTCTTGGGCCAGGGTTTTGATAATTTGAGACATGGGTGCGGACCGGGTTTTCATGGATCAGAAAAATCCTCCCTCGTCAATGATGTGCCGAACAAACGCATCCCAGGTCATCGGGACCCATCGAGCTACGATCTCGGTGCCGATGACAATGGCATAACGTCGGATTTCCTCCTGGGCGTGAGCATCCATGCGAAGCCGGAGAAAATGCAAGAGATTTCGCAGGTCGATTTTCCAGTAGGCTTCGGTATAGGTCGAGAGCGGTAGGTCCTTCCTGGCCTGCTCCCGAGCCACGCCGAGCCGGATCCGCTCCATGTAGATCTCCCTGGCAATGCGATGGAGCTCCCTCTCCCTCTGTGAGAGATATTCGCCNATTTCAACCGGGAGATAACCGTCCGAACCCTGGCGATTAGTCTCGGACTGTTTCCGCCACTTGTCCGGCGGGGTCTGGTGCATCGCATCGATGGCGACGGAATACCGGGTGCTGTACTCGTTGATCGATGCCGTCCGGTGCCGGACCCATTGCCGCCAAATGTCCATCGGCACTCGGACATGCAACTTGATTTCGCACATCTCAAAAGGTGACGTGTGCCGATTTCTCAAAAGGTACGCAATCAGCCGGGCATCTTCCCTGAATGTTTTGGTCCCAGCGCCGTAGGACACCCGCGCCGCTTGAACAATGGCGGCGTCGTTGCCCATGTAATCGATGACCCGGACGAATCCCCCAGCGTAATCCACGCCGGGCTGGGTCGGCTCGTCCAGGACAGGAATGATCTGGCCGAGAATGGCATCCAGTTCTGGAACTCTCGGGCGTTCGAGTTGCATCATGTTCCCTCCTTCCCTATTATTCCGCTTCGGGACCTTTCGCTTAGACCAGAGCCGTGACAATCCCCTTCTGATCCTGGTATTTCCCATCGCGGTCGGCGTAGCTAGTCAGGCAGGGACGGCCCCGGAAAAACAGTACCTGGGCAATCCCCTCGCAGGCATAGATCCGGGCCGGAAGCGGTGTCGTATTAGAAATTTCAATGACCGCTTGACCGCGCCATTCGGGTTCGAAAGGGGTTACGTTGACCACGATTCCGCAACGAGCATAAGTGCTCTTGCCGACACAGATGGTGATGATGTCCCTGGGGATATTGAAATGCTCCATCGAGACGCCCAGGACAAACGAATTGGGCGGGATAATTACGGGATCATGTGGCCTGACCTGTACCTTCACCAGTTCATCCGCCCGGAAATTTTTCGGATCGATGACGGATCCGTAGACGTTCGTAAAAATCAGAAACGTGGTGCCGATCCGGATGTCATAGCCGAATGAGGATAGACCGTAGGAAATGACCTTTTGACCGCCTTCTTCCCGAACCTGCCTGTCTATAAACGGTGTGATCATCCCATAATCCAGAGCCAACTTCGCGATCTCAATGTCGTTCAAAATCACTGAATCATTCCTCCCCATGCAAAATTCGATAGCACCGGAGAACCAGTCCNGGAAAACCGGAATCGAACAGATTGTCCTCCATCTCTTCCATGATCGCCGCTGTCCGGATGTCGCCGGAGCGGAGCAGGACGGTCTGGCAGTAGCCGAGGATAGCCCGCCGGACGCTTTCCGGGTCCTCCTGCTTCAAACCCTCCAGAATCCCGGCGACAGTCTTCCAAGACTTCCCGGCGATCAGTGCCCGGCACAGATCGATGATCTGGGACCGGACTTCTGCCGCCTGTTTTGCTACTTCAAGACGCCGATCCTCACTGACGGCGAGAACCTGGGCGAGAATCTGCAGGGCGTTTCGAGGGTGCCCTTGGGCCTCCGAAATGATCTGATCGTAGACCTCATCGCTCAAGGTCTCGCCTTCCGCTTTCACCACCCGTTTCAGGAGTTTCTTCATCTGCTTTTCAGTGAGCAGTTGCACTTCGTACTGCGCGCAACGCCCCCGAATCGTAGGCAGGAGTTTTTGCGGATCCGTGGTGCAGAGGATAAAATAGACGTGCTCTGGCGTGTCTTCCAGAGTTTTGAGCAATGCTGATTGAGCATCCCCGGTCAAGCGATGGACCTCGTCCAAGATCCATACCTGACAGGGACTCTCCATTGGCTTAAACCGGATCTGCCTCCGGATTTCTCGGATCGTATCGATACCGCGATAGTCCGCAACGTCGATTTCTCGCAGATCCGCCCCTTTGGCCCCGAGCTCGGTAGCGATGATCCGGGCCAGCGTCGTCTTGCCGCATCCGGTCGGGCCGTGAAGCAAGATAGCTCTCGGCATCGGTTTCTCGCCCGACAGTTGGGTTTTCAAGGCCTCAACTACAGCCGCGTTTCCGATAACCTCGTCCAGACTTTTTGGACGATACTTTTGGTACAAGACCTCCCCTTCCATACCCTTACGCCTCCCTGTTGACAATTCGGAACCGATCGACCACATCTCCTGATTTCAGTTCCAGAATCGGTTTTGACATTCTTATTCCTCCTTGACCCAGGGTTTATCCACGCCGTAAGCCTCGATCTCGATTTCGAGCGGGACGATGATCCATTTCCAGGCGGCAGGGAGCTCTTCGGTGACAATTCGATTCAAGGTCTGTTTAATGTGCTCGAATTCATCCGGATGGACATCCATGATAATCGAGTCGTGAATCTGTCCAACTAGCCGAGTTCTCCACCCCTCCTTGATCATGAGTTCATCCATGCGGATAAACGTCCACAATAAGCAATGGAACGCCGATCCCTGAATCGGGTAGTTGACGATTTCGTTTTTCCGCATCGGCCCAGAGCAGACAAACCCGGTGTACATCCGGAGCCATCCGCGCTTTCGGTATTTTTCAACCGATGCTTTCCGCCAGTCATTGTAGACCCGGAACCTGCGGCCCCAGAAATCCTGTTCGACCTCTCGCAAGTGCTCCTCGAAGTCCTTGTAAGACTTAATCCCCTTAGAAATCAGGTGGTCCGAAATGTGCCTACCATCCGGGAGGGTCATTCCCATGCCGGGCCGCCATTTTTCGTCAATCGGAAGCCCAACCCAATCACAGATGTTCCGGGCACAGTTGACATAGTAGTCCCCGTAAAATTGCGGGAAAACGAACCCGTTTTTCGCCGCCTGCCGCATTCTTGCGTGTTCAGGAATTTTCTTGGACATTTCCTCCAACATGAAAATCTGTTTCGCCATGTCCAGGTGCATGTCCGAATTCTTGTCCCGTAAGTATTCGAGCATTACGGGATCCTTGTGGTAGCAAGCTGAAATCATCACTTCGAGGGCCGCGAAGTCCGCCTCCACCAGCATATGCCCGGGCCTTGGCAGGAGCGCCCGGCGGCAGATTTTCAGGGCTTCCTTATCCCGCTTTGGGATATTTTGGAAATTGGGGTCGGAACTCGAGCTTCGATGTGTCCGGACTAGATGTAGGTTAAAAATGGGGTGCAGGACCCCATCCGTCTGCTCCCGCAAGAAAGCCCTCAAATAGGTATCCCTAATTTTCTTGTACTTCCTGATTTGGAGGATCAGGTCCAGTTCGGGAATGCCCAATCGCTTCAGTGAGTCTTCATCTGTGCTCTCCCGGCCCCGCTCCGTCGTCTTCGGCGGCTTAACTTTCATGTGCTTGTAAAGCAAGTTCGCCAATTGCTGGTTGCTATGAATATTGGTTTTGGTCCCGTAAATGTGCTCCCAACGACGATAAAATTTGGTCGCCTGGAGCTCCGCCGTCAATCGCTCGATTCGCCGGGTCAAGACCTCCATCATGGCCTCACAATACGGGACATCTACTCGGATACCTGGCATCTCGGCCCGGGCGAAGGCCAAAGCGCCGCGATGTACGAGCCAGTATGCGTCGGCAGTAGTTGCCTCGACCTTTATCTCCCTGCCCATGCCTACCAAACCCCTCGCCTCGTCCGTATCTTACCGATACCCACGATGCTTTATAGCCATCCCCGGACAATTTTGAGAGCTTCCTGGTACAGC